GCTTGCGCAGCCGGACCCTGGTGCTTCCCAGCAAGCAGCGGATCCGCCTGCGCAAGCCCTTCGGCTCCGACACCCCGCAGACGATCGAGAGCTTCCTGGTGGGCCCGGGCGCTTACTTCGAGAACATCGTCACGGACAACCGCCTGAAGGCAGGCACCGCGGCGACAGGCGGGAACGGTGACACCGTGGACTATTTCATGATCATCGACAACCGCCCCGAGGTCGCGCAGATAGCTACGCTGCAGGACATCAACCTGTTCCCCCCGATCTATGATGAGCTGGGCAGCTCCCGCCAGGCGGTGACGCTGATCACCGGTGGCATCATGTTCCGCTACCCGATGGCAGCCTACATCGGTAAGGGGATCTAACATGGCGTATGCCGAGGTCCGCAACTATTATGGCGGGCTGGCAGCCGTGACTGACGCAACGCTGGGCGTTCACGTAACGAACGCCCAGCAGCGTGTCGCGGATGACGGGGTAGCGGCCAGCGACTCGCACTACGACCAGCTCGTGGCCCTGGCGGCCGGGGCGTTCATGCTTTCCGCCGGCGTCATTGACGGGCAGCTTACCTCCAAGCGAGTGGCCGACGTAGCGGCGACCTACGCCAGTGTGGCCGGAAGCACCAAGTCGCAACCTACCATGTGGGATTCCTACCGGATAGTCCTGGGCGCCGCCGTTGGAATGGAGCACAGGTTTAGCGGAGTAGAGTTAGATGGCACGTGAGGACCAGGTTATAGACAGGAACAACACGCCGAAGCTGCTGAGCAGATTGCGTGAAGCCGGCGCCGCCGAGATCCGCGTGGGGATCCTGGGCGACACTGCCAGCGAGCAGGTGGGCGATGGGCTGACGATGGCCGGGCTTGGCGCCGTGCATGAGTTCGGCACCGACCGGGCAGGAAAGAATCACAACGTGGTCATCCCGGAGCGCAGCCACCTAAGGGCGACCTGGGATGACCGGGCTGTGATGCGCAACACGGTCAAGCGGCTCAACCAGGTCTATGCCATGGCCGGATCGGTCGGGCAGATCATGCTAATGACGGCGATAGTGCTGGCCGACGCGGTGAAGGAAAAGATAGACCGGGGGATATCGCCCGAGCTTAACGAGAAGTACCAGGCGCGGCGCGGCAGCGGGACCACGCCCCTGGTGGACACTGGGCGCTACCGCAACAGCATACAGGGCCAGGTGGTAAGCGGGAACGAGGCAAGATGACAAGCGGGATAGGAATGCTACAGTCTGTGATCCAGGAGCATGTGGCCACCTACGTGGTGCGGCTGGACACCGGCGAGACCGATTCGGGCGGCCGGGCGCAGCGTAACCTGCAGCAGGAAACGACCAAGGACCTGGCGATCTTCCGGCTGGGCTACCGGGACCTGATGTCGCTGCCCCAGGGGCAATACAGCAGTGAGGACATCAAGGCTTACGAGCTGGGCGCCAAGACGATCACGCTGCAATCAGTCATCGTGTTCGAGGGCAGCGAGTTCCGGGTTACGAGCAACAGCGACCGCAACAAGGACGGCGGCTTTACCATGTATGTAGCGAAGAAGGTCGGCGATAACGAAACGAGCGACCAATGATCAGCCAGGCAACCATAGACACCATCTTCGGCGAGACGATAGCGACCGCGCTGGGGGTCGAGTTCAAGCTGGCCGATCAGAAAAGCAAGAAGCCGACCAGGCCATACGTGACCTACAACCCGATCACCGAATCCCCGGAGTCGCTGCATCAGAACGTCTACACCAGCGAGGACAACGGCGCCGACAACATCAACGTGAGCCGCTGGGAGGCCTCGCGGGTGACGGTCAGCCTGCAGTTCATCGGCGACAGCAACGATGACATAGACACGCTGCGCCAGCTGGCCAGCGACACCATCAACTGGATCTACTGGAACAGGATCTCCGGCGTGGTGCTGCGGGTGCTATCCCCCCAGGTGCGGCGCATGACTGAGTGGATCAACCAGAACTACGAGCAGCGGTTGCTGCTGGACGTGCGAGTGGACGCGGCCGAGGAGCGCGTGGAGAGCTTCGAGCGCAACAAGACGACCGAGATGACGCCGACCGTGGATGGCGACGTGAAGCCGAAGATAACCGTGACGGTAGTTTAACAGGGAGGTTGAAATGCCTTTTCTCCAGGACATTGATGTAAGCATAGCCAGCGGAAGCGCGCGAGTTTCCCAGGCCGGCTTCCGGCCGCTGGTGATGGGTAGTGGAGTGGCTGAAAAGACGATGGTGGTGGTGGAAGACCTGGCGGACGTGATCGCGGCCGGTTACCTGATCACCGATGATGAGTATTTGATGTGCGCCCAGATGTTCTCGCAGAACCCCAGCCCGACCGAGATCACGGTGTACCGCAAGCTGGCGGCCACCGCGTATGATGCGGCACTGACGGCGCTGGTGCCGATCGTTACCACGGCCAACGACTTCTGGAGCATCTGCATCGCATCGCGGACGCTGGCGGACCTGCTGCTGGTGGGGACGTGGGGAGCCGCCAATGATCGGCTGTTTATCGGCTGCGTTGATGACGTGACCGCCGGGAGCGCCCGGTCGGTCGATGAGGCGTTCCTGATCAGCGACAGCGCAACGGAGTTTCCGGAGTGCGCATGGGTTGGCGAGACCATACCCCAGCTGCCCGGCAGCTTGACCTTCAAGTGGAAGCATCCGAGCGGCATCACGGCGGCCGGATATACCAAGACGCAGCTGCAGACCATCCGGACCAACAACACCCAGGCGCCGCAGAACCAGGCCGGGGTGATCAACATCAACGAGGGCATCTGCACCAGCGGGGAATACATCGACGTGATCTGGGGCCGCGCCTGGGTCAAGGCCCAGCTGGAGATCGAGATCCTGCAGTTGATGCTTAACAACCCCAAGATCGCCCTGGACAACCCCGGCATCGCCCGAGTGGAGGCGAAGATCCGCAAGGTGCTGGACCAGGCCGGGGCCAACGGCATCATCGCGGCCTGCACCACCAAGGCCGAGCAGGCCAACAGCGACGACAACATCTACCAGTACAAGGTCAACATGCCGCTGCGGGAGGACATCTCGACGGCGGACCTGGCAGCCCGAAAGCTGACCGGCGTGACGTTCTCTTATATCCTGGCCGGCGCCGTGCATGAGGCGGTGGTGGTGGGCGTGGCAACGATCTAACGCAAAGGCAATCATCTAAATAGCAGGAGGGATACCAATGGCACTGACATACGACCCCAAGGACGTGCAGCTCAACTTCGGTGATGACTTCGTCAGCGGCTATGCCGATGGCACATTCATCGTGATAGCGTTCGCCGATCCGGAACGCTACAAGAGCCACGAGGGCGCGGACGGGGAGCAGAGCCGCACCAAGAACAACAAGCGGTATGGCACCGTGACCTTCCGGCTTAAGAGCACGTCGCCGGCGCGAGTGGTGCTGGACGCGGCCAAGGAACTTGGAGCCGTCGTGCCTTGCTGGGTCAAGAACAACAGCGACCAGAAGCACCTGGCCGGCGGCCCAGAGGCCTGGATCGCCAACGAGCCGGAGGTCAGTTACGGCGAGGAGGAGGAGATGGTGGAGTATGTGATCGGCGTCCGCCAGCTACGGTCTAACGCGATCGCAGGGTAGGGTCAAGCAGCCTAAAGAGGAGGAGTGACACATGAGCGAGAAGGTGAGCAGGCCGAAAGCCACACTCGAGCTGGACGGGATGGAGTATGTGCTCCAGCACCCGGGCAACCGTGCGTGGCTTTCTCATTATCAGAAGTACATGAGCGGGGACCAGCCGGACGTAGTGGCTTTCCTGGACTGGTGCTTTGAGCACGTAGTCCATCCGAAGAAAGGTCTCAAGCTAAACCTGGACACATTACCGATAGGAGGGCAGCAGGACTGGATCCCCCTGCTGCTGGGCTTTCTTGTCCGGGGCGAGCTGGAGGCCGGAAGGAACTGGTCAGGTTTTGAAGGTTCAGGACTTGTTGTTGCCAAGGGAGAAGGCGACGATAGCGGCGAAGGCGGCGGCGGAGAGAAACTGGATGACGTGGCTGGTGGTGCTGGAGGGAGCGATGACGGCTGAAAAAGCCGAGGTGGCAACAGGGGCACAACTGCTGGAGGCGGTGGCAGCGATAAAGATGCACGAGGATATGAAAAAGGCTTGGTGGCAGAGTGTGATCTACGGGCCTTGGAGAAAGTAGTAGCATGGCAACAATGTCTATAAGAGAGCTTTTCGTCAGCCTGGTGGTGCGAGATAAAGCCAGCAAGGCGGTACGCGATACCAACAAGCAGATGGACCGTGCCAAGGACGCGATGCGGAAGGCCACCCGCGAGACTAAGCGCGTTCGCGAGGAACAGAGCAGACTGAAGAAAAGCACCCAGGGCCTGGGTTCTGCGTGGAGGTCATTCGCCGGGATTGCCGGTGTTGGTTTCGTGCTTAATCAATTCAGGAAGATGGGAACAGAAGCGGTTACGCTGGCAATCGACTTTGAGCAGACGGAGATATCCTTCGCGACGTTGCTGGGCAGCGCGGAACGTGGCAGGAAGGTGCTGCAATCTTTACAGGACTTCTCGCTGGCCACTCCGTTCGAGCCGGATCCGATCATCAGGGCTGGTAAAGCATTGTTGGCTGCGCGGCGGCCGGTTGAGGGCGTCATTGACGACCTGAGAAGGATAGGCGACATCGCCGCCATCTCGGGTGTGCCGATCCAAGACCTGACAAACATCTTCGCCAAGGTATTCAGTAAGGGCAAGGCCCAAACCGAGGAGCTGCTGCAGGTGGCAGAGCGAGGGATCCCTATCCTATCAACCCTGGCTGAAGTGATGGGAGTGGACACCACCGAGCAGATACTGGAGATGGGATCCAAGGGTGAGATAACCTTCGAGAAGTTCAATGAGGCCTTCAAGAAGATGACCGGCCAGGGGGGCGACTTCGAGGACGGCATGCAACGTCTGGCGCTAACTACCGGCGGTGTGCTTTCTACGCTGACTGGATTTGAGAAGATAGTCAAGCGCACTCTTGGCAAGGAGGCATTACAGCCGCTGAAGGAGATAAGTCTGCTGATGATTGAGATGGCCAAATCTACACTGGATTGGCTGAGGGTTGAAGAAAACATTGAAGGACTCCGAGATACGATGAAGGATTTAGCTGACGTATTGAAGGGGACGCTAAGACTCATGGCTGTAATAACCAGGGTTTTTGCTGCCTACTCTCAATTCAAAAGAACGCCGTTTGGACAGCTACTTGAAAGAATATCTCCGATACCATCAGCCGGTAAACTACTCGGGGCGCAAGCTACACAATTTCGTTTACAGGAACAATTATTTGGTGGGCCTCGAGCTGATGGTGGTCCTGTTGATGCAGGCAAATCATTTCTGGTCGGCGAGCGCGGCCCGGAATTGTTTACGCCTAGTGCATCTGGAATGATCACGCCAGGGGGTGGAGGTGTTTCGGTAAAGATTGGCCAGGTGGTGGTGCATGCCAACGACGCGGCAGGTGGCAGGCGTGCCGCGCAATCGTTCATGGATGCGCTGAACGATCTGGCACCACAGATAAGAATGGAGGCCGGGTTGCAATGGGCACGCTGACCGCGGTATCAAAAGCCCTGCAGGGATTCGCAACCAGGTGGCTGCTGACTGACGGCACTAATGAAGTAGTGTTCGATGTTACAAATTCATGGGGCAAGACCATGCCCGGGCAGATAGCGGAGCACGCGGTTGAGGAAGGGGTAGATCTTACCGACCATGTAAAGCGTGGCAACCGAGAGCTGCGTCTGGGCGTTATGCTGGTACAGGAAACCGGCCCTGGAGGAGCGATTATAGGCTTGGGCTTGAGCGGGCTTTTCCAGACAGATCCTAACGTGAGGGCTGAGCAGCTTGAAAGCTGGTGGGAGAAAGGCGCGGTGCTGACGCTTGACGGCAAGGAGACGGTTGAGAATGTAATGATCGAGTCGCTATCTACCAGCCGGGAAGCGGAGACGGCAGACGCTAGAGTATATGATCTGACCTTGAAGCAGATCAGGATAGCCGACACCGACGCCGTGAGTCTTGGCGGCGCCGGAACCCGAGACCAGGAAACAGAAACCATACCATGACCGATTATAATTACATCCCACTGGCGGCGTCGGAGGTGCCGATAAAGATACAGCCCGAGGTAGACGGGAAGCGCTACATCTGGAACGTCAAGTACAACGAAGACTTCGATCGCTACACGGTTGAGATCAGCGACGCCGACGGCACGCTGCTTTACACGACCAGGCTGGTGATAGACGGGAACATACTCTCGGCCGGGATAGTGCTGGAATTGACCAGCGCGATAGTGCCGCGGGACCGGGTTGACGGATCAAGCGAGCACGTGACCAGCGACAACCTGGGTGACCGGGTGAAGCTGTATGTGGAGGCGGCATGACCAGGCTGCTAAACAGAAAGATCAAGGTGTTCTTGGACGGCAGGATATTCTCATCCGACCAGGGGCTGGACATAGACGTTGACCGGCATGAGGCTTTCAACAAGTTCGCCGTCACGAGCGTCACGCTTTGGAATCCCAACCCCGACACCATCGGGGCCTGTGACTCCCGCCAGGATCCGCTAGACCCGGAGCTCGAGGTCAAGCCTTGGATGGTGGTGCATGCAAGCTATGAGCCGGCGCCGGGAGAGAAGCGCAGCGAGGTCCTGGCCCTGGGATATGTGACCAGCTATAAACTCGAGGAACACGGCGCCGACAAGGCCCTGGTGATATTGATGGAGGACGCGGCCAAGCTGAACGTAACAGGCTTGAAGCGCGAGTACCGTGTGCCGATGTCGGTGGTGGAACTTCTGACCAGGATCGCCACGCCGTATTACACCAGGATCAGCGTCGGGGAGAATAAGGTGCTGCCGCGGTTCGCTTTCACCGATGAGATACAGGCGGTAAGGAGCCTGGTTAGCGCGAGTAGCAGCGTATTGTGGTATCGCGGTGGCCTGCTAACGGTGATACCCAACGACCTGCCACTTGAGGAGCCGACGCTGATCAACGAGGACAGCGGGCTACTAAGGCGGCCAGAGAAGCTGGCGACCGGGTTGAAAGATGAGCGCGGCTACGAGTTCCGCACGTTGTATATTCCCGGCGTGAGCCTGGGGCGCACGATGGGCGTGATCTACGGCAACGGGAAGAAGCGCATCGACGGCCGGATATTCGAGACGCAGACGGTGTTCTCGACCTATGCTTCTAACTATCAGATCCACAAGATGAAGGCGGCGGCATGAACTTCAACAGCGTGATAGAGGAATGGATCTTGGCGCGGCTCAAGCAGGCCCAGCAGGGGCTGGTGGCCAAGGTCGTGCTATTCGACAAGGAGGCCATGCGGGCCGATGTTAAGCCCTTCCTGCAGGACAAGGCAGGATCGGAGCTGATCGACTGGCCGACGCTGCCGAAGATCCCGGTGCAGATGCTGATAGCGGGGGACTTTTATATCCGCCCGGACTACCAGCCCGGCGACCTGGTATGGGTGACCTTTGCCACGCATGACATCGACGATAGCCTGGGCGAGAAGCAGCTGCCTAAGAGCGTCAAGACGTTCGATCTGGCGAGCGCCTGTGTGGTCGGGGGGGTGACGCCTGACGGCTGGACGCCACCGACCGAGTTCGGCGCCGAGGATGGGCTGCTGATAGGACACAAGGACGGCGATGCTTATCTGAAATTTGAGAGTGACAAGGCGACGGCTGTATTTGGCACTAAGAAGGTGGAGATGTCAAATGGCGGGGTGCGTGTATTCGATGGCGCTGTGTGGACCAACTTCATGACGCACGTTCATGTCGAAACTGGCGTGAGCACACTAGCGCCTACAGTGGGATCATAATGGGAATCATAGCGCTGAAAATAGTCGGGGATGAGATAGAGTTCGCTGATAACGCCCTGACGGTGATCACCGACGCGGAAGCCTTGCGGCAGCGTTTGAAAAACAGAATGCTGTTGTGGCTTGGCGAGTGGTTCCTGGCGCCAACAGTGGGGATAGACTGGTTGGACATACTGGAGTCAAAGCCGGCGAACCTGGTGGAGGTTGACCGCAGGCTAAGAGCAGAGCTGATAAGCGACCCGGCCGTTACCGGGATAACTGAATACGAGAGTTCGTTTGACAGGTCGGCAAGGAAGTTAACCGTAAGCTGGGCCGTCACCACCGATGTTGGCCTGGTCAGAGGGGAGGCCGCGATCCCATGAGTGGAATAACAGCAGCAGGATTCGAGCGCAAGACGCGTGCCCAGGTGGTGGCCAGCATGGAAGCTAACTACAGGACGCTATTCGGCGCCGACGTCGACCTGGGCCCGCAGGCGGCGCTCAGTTATATCCTGGGGACATCCGCCGATGAAATGGATGAGCTGTGGCAGCTGGCCGAGGACGTGTTCTATAACAATTACATCTACACCGCCGAGGGAGTCACGCTGGACTTGGTGGCCGGCCTCGGGGGGATCGCCCGCAACCCAGCTGTGCAGTCCTCGGTGGAGCTTGAGGTATTCGGGACCGCCGGGACCGCGGTGCCGGTGGGGCTGATCGCCCAGACCGCGACGGGCGTGCAGTTCATTACCACCGCGGCGGCGACGATCGCGGCCGTGGCCGGATACCAGGAGATCGCATCTACCCCGGTAGACTTCAACGGGATCACGGTGCCGGCGATAGCGGCGAACACCTATGATCTTGACGTGACGATCGACGGCGGGGCTTTGAACCAGCTGGCCTTTGCGATCGCCGTGACCGATGACTGGGACGCGATAGTGGCGGTAATTGAAGCGGCCCTGCAAGTAGCAACTGGCAGCACTGAGACCGTAGTTATAGAGGACGGCCGGATCAAGATCACGTCAGCCACCACGGGACCGGCATCGAGTGTGTTGATCGCGGCCGGCACGGCTGGGTCCGGCGGTGGAGACATCCTGGCTTACATAGACGCCAGTGTTTCAAACATGACCACGGCTATCCTGACGGCCGTGGTTGGAGATGACGGGCGGGCCGATATACCGGCCCGGGCTATCCTGACGGGCCCGGACGGCAACGTGCCGGCGGACACGATCACGCAGCTGGTGTCTACCCTGACCGGCGTGGACAGTGTAAACAACCGGGCGGAAGCGAGCGGCGGGGCTGACATAGAAACCGACGCGAGCCTGCGATCGAGGTACCTGCTGCGCGGGACGTCGGGCGGATCCTCGGCCGTGGCGATACAGACCGCGCTGAACGAGTTGGACAGCGTGATCACGGCGACGGTGTTCGAGAACGCGACCGGCGCGGTAGTTGACGGGTTGCCGGCCCATTCGATCAACGCGGTGATCGACGGCGGGAACACGACCGAGATCCTGACGGTGCTGCTCAACTACAAGCCTGCCGGGATCGAGAGCTTCGGCTCGGTGAGTGGTGAGATAGTGGACAACGCCGGCCAGACCAGGACCTTCTACTGGGATACGCCCACGCCGGTTGACATCTGGGTTGACGTCAATATCACCAGCAACGCCCTGTGGGATAGTAGTTATGAGGACACCGTGAAGGCCCGGGTGGCGGAGATAGTCGGTGGAACTTCCGACGGCGTGACTTACGCCGGGAAGGGGATCGGGGCTGACGTCAAGAGTTGGCAGATCATAGCCAACTTCGACGACATCCTTGGGATCGACTCGGTGGTGGTCGAGGTCGGGCTGGCTGCTTTCCCCGCCCTGGACATCGTGGCGATAGACAACGACGAACGCGCGCGGACTGACGACGCGAAGATAGTTATAACGGTGGTGTAATGCCGGCAATAGACGCGATACAGAAGCTGCCTAACAACATCCTCTCGCGGGATACTAACACGACGCAGTACAAGGTCTTCAAGCCGATCGCCGACGAGCTTGATGAGCTGGCCGCGGTGTTTGCCGACCTGCGGACCATCAACTCTATAGCGGCGATGGCCGGGCAGAACCTGGACAACCTGGGCCAGAACCTGAATGAGTTGAGACAAGGGCGGGACGATGAGACTTACCGGGTGTTCTTAGGCGTGGCGATCCAGCAGCTGGCCAGCCGAGGTGACATCAATTCAATCAACTCTATTGCCACGGCGCTGGGCTTTACCAACATAAACATCCAGGAGCTATACAACGGCGGGCTTAGGTGGGACGGGACCAGGCTGCTGGACGGCAACACTCTGCTTAACGGCCAGGACAGGTCGGCCGCGTTCGCTTTCTTCCAGGACCTGAATGTTGATGATGCCACCGGGGACTTCGCGATCAGCACCAGCATCAACGCGGTGCGGGCGGCCGGGGTCGAGGCGATAATCGGTTTCATTTTCAACATGGATGAGTCGCAGGGAGTGGACTACACGGATTATAGTTCGCTCTGGGACGGGACTGTATTGCTGGATGGCGAGACGGCGCTGAACCCCACCAGCCGGGATTTCACACCGAGCTTTATTGCCGTAGGCGACGGTGCGGCGGGAGAGCCGGGCGGCGGGGACGTGGCCCTGGTCAACGAGTTGCTGCGCAAGCCGGCGGTCAGCTTCACGCAGAACGGGGAGAAGTACCACCAGATAACGATTGAGCAGAGCGAGCTGGACACCAAGACGATAAACGAGTTCGCGCTATTCAAGGGGGCCGAGATGATGTGGGCGGACGCTTTCACGGGAAAGCTGAAGGATGATGAAACAATATTCATATTCAGAATGAAGGAGACCGACTGATGACCTACAATCCAGCTCAAGTAAGGACCTGGGACTTGACCAGCGATAATGACGGGACGGTGCTCAACAGCGAATTCGCCAGGGTGTACCAGAACATCAGCGAGATGATGCTGGGGATCGCCAAGAGCGTTGATTATACGATACTGGCCGCGGACAAGGCCGGCCTCGTAAGGGTGACAAACGCTAACACCAAGGAAACCACCAAGGCGTTCAGCGCCGCCACCCCGTCTGTGGTGTCTGATGTGGCACACGGGCTGGTGACCGGGGACACGATAGTGGTGTCTGGCTCTACAGTCGCGGGGGAGATTGGCAACATCCACTACACCGTCACGAGAATAAACGATGACACCTTTTCTCTCGACGGCACGGTCAACGCAGGTGGCGGCGGCGGCAACCTGGACTGGCGCAAAGATGTCACCATCACGCTGCCGGCCGCCGCAGATACAGACAATATCTATACGGTGATGAAGGTAGACGCGAACGAGGGTGCCGTCATGATAACGGATGGCTCGACGGACTATTTCCTTTATGGCCAGTATGATTCGATTAAATTCAAATCGGATGGAACTAACTGGATCCACGTTGACCCACTGCTTCGAGGCGGCGTGTCTCAGGTGCGGAGCCAGGTTGTTACCGAGTATGTTATCGCAGATATTGGAATAGATATACAGGCAAAGCTAGACGCAGTCGGGGTCGTCGCCTCCAATGTCGCTATTACTCAGTTGCCACAAAACACAGTTGAAATACTCCTATATATCAAGTTTAGCAACGTGGCCGGTGGCACGGCGATTTCAATGGACTTCTCGCAATCAGGAACAAACAGACAGAACATCGGGCTTACGGCTACACCGACCGGGGCGACGCTGGTGCTCGAAGGAACATATTGGTTGAGGACGAGCGAGGCGGCGAATAGCGGGAACGTATTGAGGGCGAAGAAAAACGGTGCCAACACGACGGTGAATATCGCCAGGGTAATCGGTTACAAGGTCAAGCGATAGGGGCTAAGAGAGGACATCGTGGAGAAACTAGCGGCAGCGATATCTGAATACTGGATGGTGATCATGGGCGTGCTATTCGCCATCTTTGTCTACTCCTTTTTGCAGGCGCTGATCAGTATGCTGCGCGACTGGTGTCTGGTGACGTTCTTCAAGAAGAAGCTGAATGGCAACGGCAAGCAAAACGGGAAAGTGCTGGAGACCAAGTTTGACGAGCTGATCGAAGTCACCAAGAATAACGGCGAGAAGCACGACAAGAGGCTTGCCGCCATCGAGCGCGACGTAGGAGACATGCACAAGCTAGTTACCGAGGAAGACAACAACAACTTCCCGAAGCTCCGGGTGATGATGGTGGAGGTCAAGGAGCTGTGGGACAAGCTGGTTAAGGGGAGGGCTATCTGATGGTTGACAAGGCAAAGGAAAATCAGTTCATCGCTGCGGTGCATGAAATCCTGGTTCCCGCCGGCTGGGACCCGCTGATACCATACGCGCACGCGGCGCACGAGAGCGGCTGGTTCGAGAAGATGGTCGGGCTTAACAACTTCTGGGGCCTGCAATATCCCAGGACGCAATGGCGCCGGGACACGATCGACCTGGAGCCGATTCGGATTCCGACGACCGAATACATCACGTCCGGCAGGGCTGCCGCCGATCCGAAGTGGTTTGCAGGATGGATAAACTACCACCTGGAAGACATGATCAGGATCAGCTACGACACCAGGCTGGAGCGGTTCAAGTTTGGCGTCTACAAGAAGTTCTGCGACTGGTCGCGGGAGCCGCTGGCGGTAAAGTATTACGGGGCGCATATCAAGAGTCTGTGGCCCGAGGCATACGCCAACCGCCAGAACGCCGAGAGATATTTCCCAGGGCTATTCAACGATGATTACAAGTTCGCTACCGATGATCCAGAGGAATACTGCAAGAATTGTATGAGCATTTACCGGCAGCTGAAGGCCGCGCTCTAAGGAGCTGAGACATGCAGACAATGAAAAGCACAGCGCTCCTGGTCCTGATCTTCTGCGGGATAGGTGTGGCGGTCTGGGCAACGGCGGATATAGTGGCAGAGGCCCGGCGCCAGCAAGCGGAGCGCGACCTGGTTGATCTGGCCGATGCTTGTCATAAGCGCTGGAGCAAGAACGGGCGGTATAGGCCGATGCCAAAGGAGGTCCGCAGTTGGCTGGAACTGGTCGACCAGCTGGACACGGTTATCAAGGACGTGGAATGGTATGCTGCCTTGATAGACATTGAATCGCTCGGCGATGCAACTAACAACGTCGAAGAGGGGACGGGCCGCAGCTATGGACTGGGAAGCATCACGCTGGGAACCGGTGGGAGTATCTGCCGGCGTGAGGGGATCGAGGTCACCAACTTGCGTTATGCCCTGCTCAATCCCGGATTCAACATCAGGCTCATGGTGCTGCACGTCGAGGGATTGTATTACAAATATGATGGCGATTTGCGCCGGGTGTTGCTGGCGTATAATTCGGGCGAGCCCAAGGCGGATGCGTTGATCGCTCAAGAAGAAGCGGGAAGCGTGAAATTGACCTATACACATCATCTGAATCACAAGGAGCGGCTGGAACAGATACGAGCGGTAATCTTTCAACAGGGAGCGAGACGATGAAGAAAATCATCACGGCCATGCTGGCGGCCGGTTTGTTAGTGGTCAGCTCATGGGCGGCGCCGCGGGCAGAGGTAGCGGCCCAGGATAAGTACAACTACAAGGTGGAGATGGGCGTCTACGACGCCGGGAGCGGCAACCTGATCCCGCTCAACGTCCGGCTAAACGTCAGCGGCCATACCATCGTTGACGCCGGGCCCAACACCATCACGGTGGCCGGGCCGCAGCTGGAGGCGATCAAGGACGCGACCCAGGCGATCGAGGGGATCGGGAACACGACGCTCGCCGAGCTCGAGACTCAATCCCTGCAGCTGGGAATCATCGAAGGCAACGGTACTACCGCCGTGGCCAACCAGGAGATCATGAAGCTGCAGCTCGGAGTCATCGAGGGGAACGGCACGACGCTTAACGTGACAGCGTCCACGATAGACGCCGGAGTAACCGCGATCAACACAGAACTTGATAGTCAGTCGTTGCAACTCGGAGTCATCGAAGGGAATGGCACAACTGGAACTGCCAGCCTCGCGGCAATCGAGCTAGAGCAGATAGCACAGTCATTACAGCTGGGTGTCATTGAAGGCAACGGAACGACGTCCGTGGCCAACGAGGAAATAATGAAACTCCAACTAGGAGTCATAGAAGGCAACGGCACAACGCTCAATGTTACCGCCACCGCAATCGACGCAGGAGTGACGGCGATCAATAGCGAGCTGGATGCTCAGTCTTTGCAGCTAGGCGTGATCGAAGGGAACGGAACGACGTTAAACGTCACGGCGAGTGCGATTGATGCAGGGGTGACTGCGATCAACACTGAGCTTGACAGCCAATCTTTACAGCTCGGGGTTATTGAAGGGAACGGCACCACGTCTGTAGCCAATCAGGAAATCATAAAACTCCAGCTTGGTGTGATAGAGGGGAACGGCATAACTGCAGTGGCGAGGCTGGACAGTGCGTTGCTTGAACTTGGGGCGATAGAAGGGAACGGCAATACACTTCTGGCAGAGGTAGAGAGCCAGTCCCTGCAGCTCGGGGTGATAGAGGGCAACGGCACCACCGGCACCGCGGCTCTGGTAAGCATCGATGGCAAGATGGTTAGCGGCACTGATATAGGAGACGTCACTGTAAACAACGCTACTGGCGCCGCTGGTGTTTATGTTCAAGGACAGCAGGCGGACGGTGCAGCTGCGGTTGGAGGTAGTCTCCGCATAGCCGGGAGAGACAATAGCGATAATGCTCAGGATATCTTTACAGATAGCGGCGGGCGAGTGGTCGTTGTTGGAGGTGGTGCTGATGGCTCGGGCGTTGTCGGACTCCCGCTTCGCATTGGAGGAAAAGACGGGGCCGGAAACACCCAGGATATAATGACTGACACCGATGGCAATTTGCAGATGGACGTGGTGGCCGAGCTTCCGGCTGGGACGCAGCAGATAGGAAACGTGGCCATCGCCGATGGTAGCGCTGTAACGGCCGACGTTGGTGATGGCGCGGTGGTGGACTATCTCTATGTAAGGCTAACCGACGGCACGGATTCCTCGAGCCTGGATGGCAGCGGCAATCTGGAAGTGGTCGGCGAGGCTGGCGGCGATGTCAAGGTGACGCTCGATGGTGAGACGGTAGAGCTCGCGGCTGGAACAGCGAGCATCGGAACGCTAGGCGCCAACTCAGGCGTAGACATCGGTGATGCTACGATTAACAACGCGGCCGGCGCTTCTGCTGTAAACATACAGGATGGCGGAAACACGATTACGGTAGACGGCACGGTGATTATCGCCGACGCTTCCGCTAACACGATTGGAGCGCGAGCCGTCCTAGATGGGTCGGAGTGGCACTTTGTGGCCGACTGGGCCGCGGCTCAAACGAACACTGTTGTCATGACCTGCCCCGCTGGCAAGCGAATAGTTTTCACCTATGCCTTCTACACAGCGAACGATACTCAGACATTCCAATTTCAAGATGAAGACGATACTGATGTTTCTCCCACCGTCTACTGTAATGGTCAGGGGTCTGGTGCTGTCGAGCCTGGCGCCAAGAATATGCCGCTCTGGATTTTGGATACCGACAAAGATCTTGAGATCGACACGACGCAGGCGGTTGATCACGGGATCAGGGCAACTGGGTACATCATAGACTAGGAGGAGCATGCTTAGAAAACTGTTGTTTGCAGTTTCGGTGGTCTTACTGCCGGTGGTGGGCTATGCGGTGACGGCTCCGGTTTTTGATAACGCATCGACGAACAACGGGACCGCGAGCGTCTTTGTGCAATCGCATACGTGCAACGGCATCAACAGGTTTCTGCTCATAGAGATAGGCTATGATCCCACCACTGCAGATCCGGTGACGCTGGTGACTTACAACGGGACCACGGCGACGGAACTTTTCAATCTCGAAAGCGCCAGCGAAGGATTGTATGTCTATTATGTGCTGGATCCAAATCCCGGAGCGCATCCGGTCAGCATCTTTCTTTCGGCCTCGGTGAAGTGTGCGATCGGGGTAAGGAGTTATACTGGCGTATGCCAGGCGACACCGCTTGGAAACAGCTCCGGCGTGACAGTGAATGCGGCGAGCGGCGCTGTTACGGTCACGACCACGGAGGACGATTCGCTGGTGCTTGGGACTGCGGCGTGGGAGGGCAGCGGAATAATCACGGAGGATGTCAGTCAAACAGAACGGTATACGGTCTTGGCTACTTTGGGCACTGTAATATCCAGAACGAAGATGCTTGGTGATGACGAGGGCAAGGCGGTTGCTGGCGCTGTGGTTATGAGTTACGGCTACACGGCAAGCAATCCCGGTGTCATACACGCGGTAGAACTACACCCACCTTGCCCCGAAGACACGCCAACGGCAACGCCTACTATAACGAACACGCCCGCAGTTACGCCGACCCCCGTATACCAGGACTACAAGAGGCTCATCTGGAAGGGGCATCCGGTGACGTTTGCCGAAGGTACTGCGTCACTGCTTCATCTCGAGAACAACGTGGTTGACGCTACTGGCCTGGAGGATAACTGGATCAATACTGGTCCAGCTCCGTTTAATGGAACGACCTATAAAGTGGGATCATATTCTGCTGGGCCGTTCGCTATTGCTGAATCTATTACCAACACCGTCGTTGCCACGATCAAGACAGTGGAGATGTATGCCCTCGTATTTACCGGCGGCGAC